TTCGTCATCTATTTACTCCTTAATATTTATAACGTGCTGATTTAAACAATACCTGTTACGGTAAAGACTGTAATCACCACAAATACCGCTAATGTTTTAATTACTGTGACTGCAAAAATATCTTTATACGATTGTTTATGGGTTAACCCAGTAACAGCGAGTAAAGTAATAACAGCACCATTATGCGGAAGTGTATCCATACCACCCGATGCCATCGCAACCACACGGTGCATAACTTCTGGTGGAATACCAGCGGCTAAAATCGCGGCGTTATAATGTTCAGCCATTGCACTTAAAGCGATACTCATACCACCAGAAGCTGAACCGGTAATACCTGCTAAAACGGTTGTGGTCACAGCCCCATTCACTAAAGGATTTGTAAGGTACTGCTCATTGCATGGCTAATCAGAGTAAAGCCTGGTAATGACGCAATAATTGCCCCGAAACCATACTCAGAAGCTGTATTCATCACCGCTAAAAGTGAGCCGCCAATACTGGCATTAATGCCCTCTTTAAAGTTTGTCACTACACGCTGATAATCAAATAAAATTGCAGAAATAATCCCGACAATAAGTGCAAGGCCTACTGCCCAGATCGCACCAGTTTTAGCAACATCTACGGTGTAGTCAGCTAAACCAACAGCAGCAAAATCAAAACCATTTGGATACCACTCTTTGATTGCTTTAGACAAATATTTGTTCATTACAGCAACAAGAATGAGGGGTACAAAAGCTAAGAACTGACGCGCCGTACTTCCATTATTTTGCAAGTTCATATCGCCTTCAATTTCTTGAGATGAGGTATTGTCTACTCCAAAGCCAGAGTAGCCTTCACCTGCTTTTGCAGCAGCGCGGCGACGCCATTCTAAGTAAGCCAAACCCATGCATAGAACAAAAATTGCACCAATAATTCCTAGAAATGGTGCGGCGTAAATATTGGTGCCAAAGAATGTGGTTGGAATTACGTTTTGGATTTGTGGCGTACCTGGCAATGCATCCATGGTAAAGGTAAATGCTCCAAGCGCGATGGTTCCCGGAATTAATCGTTTTGGAATATTCGCTTGTCTAAATAGCTGGTTTGCAAATGGATAAATGGCAAATACAGCAACAAAAAGACTCACACCGCTATAGGTTAAAATTGCACCTAAAAGTACAACGGTTAAAATTGCTTTTTTTGCCCCAATCCATCTCACAATAGTTCGAGCAATAGACTCAGCAATTCCTGACATTTCAACGACTTTACCGAAAATTGCCCCCAGCAAAAACACAAGAAAGTAATCTTTAATAAAGCTCACCATTTTGGGCATAAAGACACCCGAATAAAACGGTAAAACATTGGCTGGATTAATGAGTAGAACAGCAAGTAAGGCACAAATGGGTGCCATGAGAATGACTGAAAAGCCCTTGTAAGCTGTATACATTAACAGCCCAAGCGAAAGTAGAATTACAAATAATTCCCACATATATTCTTTCTCCATAAAGAATAAATATTTTAGAAATTCCATATCTATTTGATTAATTTTAAGTTTATTAGATTTATTTCGATGCCCTGCAAAATAAATGCAAAATTCCTGCAAAACAGTTAAATCTAATAATCATTTTACTGACATAAGTGACAACATCTATTTTGAAGTTTTCTATAAAGATTTCTTTTTAAGATGTTGTAATTTTCATGTAAATAACCCTTTAGACATTACATCTATTAGAGTCATTTTTGTACTGATATTTGAGAGGAATTACAAAAGCATAAAAATATTAATTTTCTAGTTTTTATATGCTCATTACATAAAAAAGCCCTCCGTAGAGAGCTTTTAAAGACACGGGTTCAACTCCCGCCATCTCCACTGAACTATTAGTTTCTATTTAGCAAATGATAACGATCCATTGGAGGTAAATGCCAAGGATGAGTATCTATGCGTTTGTGGAGTTCGGCTCTCTTTTCTTTCTCGATGAATGACCAAGCTACAAAGCCACCATCATTGAAATAGTCATGGATTGCTGCGGCCATGTGTGGATTGATTCCTTTTACCGCAGGTCCAAATTGTCTCCACCACCCGCTTAACCAAGCTAGGTATATCGCCATGGCTCTAACATTGGTATCTAGTCCTGTATTACCGTTTTTATTGCTCATGAGAGCAATTAGGTTGTGTACATATTCAACAGCTACAGGAATTTGGTCAAATGGAATCTCATCTATACCTTCTACAGCAAACCGCTGGTGCACCAGTTTGTAGGCATCAGAGAAGTTCAGGTTTTTAGTTTTGGCCACTAGTAAGTGAATGGCATCGTTAAGTGATACACGTTCAGATTTGTGAGTTTTATGTTTTGGTTGAACTTCCCGATCTAGAATATCTAAAACCCATTTACGGAATTCTTTAGCAATCGCAGTTTTTGCGAACATAGCAATAAGATGGCAACCTCGAAGTGAAAAAACTCTTATAGATTGCAAACCACCATTTGTTTTCATTTCTACTAACCGAGTCATATTTGTAGAAAACTCTTCAATATTTCGATTAAACAGTTTAATTACAGCCGTTTCAGGATTTGCATATCTTAAGGCTAACCCAATTTGGGTTGCCCCTATCCATACCTGCCCATCATCTATAGAAATTGGGTATAAGTTCACTTCATTAAATGTTAATGCTAGACTTGTCATATCTGATCTCTTCACCGAGTTGGATAGAAGCCCCTAGTCCGCCAAGATTCAGGGGCTTCATTGTTTTAATTCGTTTGAGTTAATAACTTGGAACGAGTTTCTTCTAAAGTTTTAACAATAAAATTATTTAAAGAGCGTCCATCTTTTTTCGCCTGCTCTTTTAAAAAAATTTTTAAATCTTGTGGTAGACGCAAGTTATATTGCGGATTTTTATGCTTACTCATAATTTCTTCTCAAAATAATAGCCGATGGCTACCATTTAAATTTAATACCCATCGGCTACCATTGTCAATACCCACTAGACACTATTTAATATGTATACATGTCCACATGTGGACAATTAATTGATTTATTCTTTCTACTTCAAGAGTATACAGAGCATGAGTAGCGGTCATTTAAATGCACAATATAATTTAAGACTTCCTGATGACTTGAAGCAAAAAATTGCTCAATCTGCAAAAGAACTGAACCGATCAATGAACGCGGATATAGTGGCTAGACTCGAAAGCAGCTTTGAACATAAAAACATTGATAATTTGGAAGATATTCCTTTAGAAAAACTTTTATCTGCAGTAATGGAGAAATTAGGAAAAAACTCTTTGAGCCTAACGCGTGAAGAAATTGCACGGGGTAAAGAGTTAGCAAAAAAAAATGAAAAAAACTAACTTTAGTTAGAGTTTGGGACTTAATCTAAGTTAGCTTTGAAAATTATCTTTAAACTTTATAAGGAAATTATTATTTGTAATAATCGCACTTCTAAAGAAAGAATTTATCAAAAAAAGTGAAAAAAATAGATGGTGGTAGCTATGATTGAGATTATTGTTGGTACATAATTTTTAGGCGTAAGCATTTTAAATATTAACTTACTAAGAACATATTTATAATTAATTTGGAGTCTTAACTTGAATTTATTTACCCCAATTGTTAATTCTGATAAACAACATGATATTTTTAAACTACTAATTAATCCACAATTATATGCTGAGAGAGATGTTATTAATGATTGGGCGAGTGGATTTATAGATAGAGATAAAAAATTTGTAAAAGAATTTCAAACTACATTTGAATCATCATTTTTAGAACTTTATTTAAATAAAATATTAAAAGAAGATAATGTAAAATTGAATTTTTCATATCATGCACCCGACTTTGTTTGTGATAAAGATGGTGAAGAATTTTGTATTGAAGCAACTATAGCCAATCCAGAACAAGACGGTCTTCCAGCATATGGTTTTACTGAAAGTCATATATCTTTTGATATTGATTTCGCAGAGTTTAATAGAAAGTCTATCATTAGAATTGCAAACTCCATCATTGTAAAAGCAAGAAAATTTAAAAGTTCTTATAGTAATTTATCTCATGTATTAGGTAAGCCCTTTTTACTTGGATTAAACTCTTTTGATAGACCACATTCGCACTTTACTGGGCACCGTGGAATCATTGCTGTTCTCTATGGAATTTATTTAAATGAGGAAAAAGCTATAGCTGAAAACCTAAGTTTTATCCCTCAAGAAAGGATGGATTTTGTTGAAAAAAGTAATGGAGCTGAAATTCCTTTAGGTTTCTTTACCACACCAGAATATGAATATATTAGTGCTATTATTTATAATCCATATGCAACTTGGGGGAAAGTACGTGCACTAGCTGAAGTCTCTGATACTAATAAATATTGTATATTTAATGCGATATATACTAGAGACAATGAAATGGAAGAAAGCTTAATTCCGGATATTCATACTGGGATAATAAAAGAAAAATATAAGGAGTCAATATTTGATGGACTTTATGTATTGCATAATCCATTTGCAAAATATCCTATGCCAGCAAACTTATTTAATGACCCTTTAATAGCTCATATGATTATAGATGAATCTGGTCATTTAGTTGAGCGAATTACTGGTAAGTTTTTACTATCTCGTAGCTTAATTTGCCCAGACTCTCAAACATTACCTCAAAAATATAGAGAAGCTCTAGATAATTTTATTGAAAACTTAAAAAAAAATTATACATATAAAAAAGCACCCTAGAGTGCTTTTTTCTTAAATTAGATAATTTTATAAATTAATTTTCAGAATCATTTTCATCATCTCTCTGTATTAATATTTTTTCATTATTTATAGAAATATAATATTCAAATGGTTCTCTTATATAACGTAAAAATGACATAGATGGCCGTATATCAACTAATGCATCAACAATTATTTCTTTTGTACTTTCATTCAATTTAATAAAAGAATCCCAATCTAATGAAATATTATTAAGAAAATCTATGGGCATTCTTAACTCAAAAAATGTTCTATCTTCTTTAATTAATAATACTTTTGATCTGATACCGGGACTCCTAAAATTAAACATTATTTCAGGATGTTGATTTAAATCTATAATCTCTACAATTCCTACATGTTTTAAAAGATTATCCCACGAGTAAAGCCCTTTTGTTAGTTCTGAATTGCTTAAACCAATAACTTTTAAAAAATCAACAAGACGTCTATATTTAACTACTCCTCGAGCGATCTCTCTTTCGTTAGTATTGCTAATTGATGTGATAATTGCTGTTTTTAAATCTTCAAATTGTTCTGTAAGGTTTTCAATACGTTTAGCTTCAAATGCTTTATTTCTTTGTTCTTGAACTAGCCTTTGAAACAGAGATGACCACTGTCTTTTTAAAATATCTTCAATATCTTGGAGTTTAGAAAAAGGATGAACACTATTTCCTTTAATTCTATGCCGTAGGAAATTAATAAACTCAAAAATAAATAAAGCTGTATGAGGCTTTTCAATTGATGGAAAAATAATTTCTTCTATAATTGGCTTATCTTTATTTTTTTCATACAGTGAATGATCATGCATGACACCTGCATCAATAAAAGTATAAATAGGAATATCTGATTGAACAGCTTTAAGTATTTCTAATTGGGTTATAGACAAATTTTCTTGCTTCTTTAGAGTTTCGATGCTACGACTTTCTTTTTTTAAGTTTTCAAAATCTAAGCCTGCCAATGCATCGGGCACTACTTTACCACCAAATCTTGAACCAATTATTAATACAACTACATCAGCAGAACCAACCTCATCTACACAACTTGTATGAGTATGAGTTCTGGGATCATAAAGTAAATCACTATAGTCACTCATGAATGGTTCATGACCAAGATTTTGTATAAAAATACGTAATTGCGAGCGAATAACTGATAGATCATAACAAGTAGACGAAACAAAAACCCTCAATCCAGCCATAACTCTCCCCAAAAAGATAATTTATTAAAAAACGTTAAAACTTAGAATATTTAATCAAGCGTTACTTAAAAAGTTACTTATAATATTAAACTTACTAAATTAATTATTCTTCGTTTTAAGACTAATATAATGATTTGTCAACCAAAATATTCGATTATTTCAACGGTTTGTCAACTAACAACCTTAGCCCAATATTACCTACTTCTAGGGCCATTAGACGTAAATCGGCACTTATCTTTTTTTAGGATCCCATGCATTTCTGGATTCAGCCCAAGCTTTTTTCATAGTAGTATTATAAAAAATATTTATTTTTAAATGCACTATTTAGATGTATTTAATTATTTACAGCCTACTTAAAACTGATAATTGGACTTAAGAAATATGAAAAAATTGGGTGTATGTAAACTAACTGGTGAATATGGCCAATTTATTAAAGCCCATTTAATCCCTCAAGCTTTAACAAAACCAGAAATAAATGGGAAGGTTATGAGAGAAATAGGCGAAGGCTATAGAGCAAAAAAAGCTACTTCAAGTTGGTATGATGCAGAAATAGTAACTCAAAATGGAGAAGATATACTTACAGAGTTCGATACTGCAGCAATAAGAGAATTACGGAAACACAAATTGATTTGGAGCAGTTGGAACGGAAACGAGTTGCCAGATGATTTATTAACAAAAATGAATCATAGTTATGGAATTCGAAAACTTGATGAGATAGATCATAAATCATTAAGATTATTTTTTTTAAGTTTATTATGGCGCTCATGTGCTTCAAAAAGAGTTGGATTCAATGAAATATCCTTACCAGAAGATGATATAGCAAACTTAAAAAAAATGTTGATAAACAGAGATGCAGGGCAATATTTTTACTTTCCAATCTTACTTGTACAATTGTCAACCAAAGGGAAAATACATAATCACACACCTTTAATAGAAGACTTTACTGTTGAACCTATTTATGGACAAGGCCCTGAGCAAACTTTTAAAATCGTGCGATTCTACTTCGATGGCTTAGTTGTGCATATACGTTTAACTAAAGATGAAGAGAAGACTAGAAACTCAGGGAATGTATTTATAGGAAGAAGTAAAGAATTATTATTAACCACAATAACTTATGATGAGTCATTTCAAAAACAAAATATGCAAGCAATTCAGGACCGCCATCAATTAGAAGCGAAAAACGGCCTTTTAAAATAGATATTTATTAACTTTTGAATAAATGTAACAAAATGCCAACTCATAAATTTTATAATTCCAATCCCATCTAATATATTTCAATAGCTTAGTTTAATTACATGAAGTTGGCCAACCTCTGCAGATAGATTGGCCAAGTTTGTTGAGTTGACACAAAATGCTAATTAACAACACACTGAACACAGATACTAACTCGGATATTATTTTTGATCGTATGAGCTGTGCATCCTGAAAATAGAATGCACAGCAATGTGATTACGGAAGCTATCTTTGAGCGTTTGCAATGAAAGACTTTCATATAACAACTCGATTAGAAATCCAGCCATAGAAAAACTGTTCTTGTGAAGGATTGCGTTCACAGATTTCAATGTAGCGCTGGCCTTGCATAATGTTGAGAACTCTTAGTAAAACCCTCTCTCCATCTTTACCGCGCTTGGCCAAGTATGTTTTAAGGGCGTTTAAAGTAGCTGGTCCATAAATACCATCGACCGTAAGATCTGGCCACCCTGCTTTGCCCTGATTATTAAGTAAATTTAAAGCACGTTGTAAAAGAGGTTTTGCAAAGCCGGTACCACAATTTACACTGGTATCTAAAAGCTCTTCAGCAACTGCAGAAGAAACAGAGTTCACCTGGTCAAATCGTGGTGCTGTCCAGTACTGCTTTTTATAAATAGCTTTAGCCATATCAAGCGGCAAATCTTTCATATTGCCTTTGAATCCATTTGCTTGAGCCACTGCTTCAGTAATTCCGTACTTAGTTGCACCGCCACGATCAGCAGGGTTATTTACATAACCACCTTCGCGATTAATAAGTTCTTCAAGATATTGATCAATATTCATTTTACTTTCCTTTTGACGTAAAAAAGCCACCCGTAGGTGGCGCAGTTTTTTTCAAGTTGGTTCATGCTTTTATAGAAGCAATTATTACATCCAACTTCCACATTAAGATTGGGATGGAAAACAAAAGAATAAATACAACTATTGTTTGCCATAAGCCGTACTTTTCAATAGACACTTTTATAAGCTCCACTATTGGTTTAAAATGCTCCATATAGATATATCTTCTCCTTAATCTAGCTCTGGTTAAGTTGATAAAAAACCTCAGTGCGTCAACACTGGGGTTTTTGCTTTTTGATCATAGAAAATTTAACGATGAGTTTCCTCCGGCCCAGTTTCCATGTAATAAAAAAAACCGCCCGAAGGCGGTTGTTGAAAGAAATTTGTTACTTATATAGTTTTTTTACAAAGCTACTCCGCAAATGTCTTTAGCTCCAGTAGGATAAATTTGTGTAATTTTAGATTTATCCAGCAGGAATTCGACCGAGACATCTTTATTCACATCGGTTGCCGCTAAATCATAATAATTTGAAGTTAATGAAAAATACAGGTTATCTAGTTTAGAAGGGAAAGTTGCAAAATAACCTTTGTTGACCCCATTAAAAACTAAACCAACTTGATTAGAGTTCTGATTAATATATATACCAATCTTTTGGTAGCCATCGGAAGTAACTTCTGGAGCTAACTTAAATCCATTAGAAACTAATGCATCATCATTTGATGTGGTTTGAAAATAGAAATGATTAGCTGTGGGTCCATGTTGGTAAGCAACTATAAAATTCACAGCTTTACCATTCTGCATAATGCCTGCTGCTAGAGCTGGGAAAATATTTACATACCCTGTATTACCTAATGTAGGAACTTTAATTTTATATTCAAATGCTATAATTCCAGAAGTTGGTATTACTTTATCCCCTCTGGTATATAGCATTGCAGATGAATCATTTGCTGCTAAAAATCGTGAAAGGTAATCTTGGCTAAAAGCCATATAGTTAGGACTTTGCTGAGATGTCTTATAGGAAAACTTATTTCCTGTAATAGTTGGGAACTTCTGAACAGAAGTATTTCCTAAGGATTGTAACTGAGTTAATGTTGCATCAAAGCTATAAGTACATTCTGCAAAAGCACTACTTATTCCACTGAAGCCCATTATTGTTGCTAAAATTATCTTTTTCACGGCTTTATCCTATTTTTATTTTGAACATTTAGTATAAACAAGTCTCTAAATATTTTAATTAAATCCGATAAATGACAGAAAAATAAGTGAACTATTTAATAATACCGCCCGAAGGCGGTTAACTATTTTGAATATCATCTTTAGCTTTTTTAACTTCTTTGATTACTTCAAAAATTGTTTTGCCTTCCTGTTTATCAATAAAGTTAAAGATCCAGCGGACTAAAGCCCAACCTGGGATACCACAAATAAAGAAGAAGCCACCAAGTGCTATCATCCCCCATACATCAGTAACCCATTCATGAAGCCCCCACTTCACAATAATGAAAGAGCCACCTGCCAAACTTGATACGACTGTACAAATAAGTCCTACAGCCCATTCTTGAGGTGAGCGTGGCATACGTGTCATTAATACAACTGCTGCAACTAATGCGACCGCTAAAGTCACCATAATTGCCGCCCCATAAAATTTTAGTAATGCTGTTAAACCGCTAGTGGAAACTGGTTCCATTTATTTCTCCAGAAAATTTAGACCATAAAAAAGCCCCAACATAAAGTCAGGGCTTATCCAGATTTGTTTTGTAGATCTTAAGATGGACTTACTGCTAACCAGTTAGTGCCATTCGCTAAAGTGTTTATCCAACTTATACGTGTTGTATTCGGATCTGATGCTTTGAAAATTGTTCCCGCTGGAAGCTTTGAACCAGATACATTGGGAGGTGTACTAGATTTATAAGTAAACTCAATTTCTATATTTCCAAACAGAGAAGTCGCAATATAAGATGTAGCGTCTAAACGCATCTTGGGCGAACCGCTGCCGTAGTATTGTCTGAAACCATTATCAGATGTTAGTTTTGAATTAATAAAATTGACTGTGCCATTATAAAAGTTATACCCCTTTGTTGTTCCAGTCATTTCCCCCATATAAAGCTCTAGGTTTTCAACTGAGAAATTTAAATAGGTTGATGAACTAGGATTTCCAAAATGTAAATTACCTACTCCTGCCACAACAATTTTACTCGTTCCATCTGCATGACCGATTAAACGTATCCGCCCATTACCTCTGGTTAAAATAGAAGTAAGATAAACACTACTGTTAATTTCAAAATTACCAGAAGGGAATCGAATAATTACATCATGTAGCAACTCAGTATCATAAGCTACTTTAACTGCATTGTTGAAATTGACCGTATTTGAAGTAGGATCCCCTGTATTACTCAAGGTAATATCTTGCACCTTGCGAGAATAATCCCAAAGTAAGAATCGGATAGGATTATTAAAGCGGAAGTTTGGAAGCCAAGTGCATTCTGTCGGCGCAATGCTTTGATCTAATATTGTCACACTCTCCGATGAGAAAGTATTGCCAAGATTAAGCTTATATTTATAACCTTGTGGGTTTTGAAGCCAAACACCAGCAATTGTAGTTGAATTACCACCCTCAATACGTATTAATTCATTAGGAGGATTTTCTTTATCTCCAATGGATAATGTCATTATTCCATTGATAACTAAACCTTGAGCTGAACGTACTTTTAAAATTCGGGTTGAACTTTCAGCACCACACCCATTAAATGTGACCCCACGAGCAATATCGATATAGTATGGATAAGCTTCATAACCATCACCACTGTCATTGATGATATGATCAGCCGCACAAGAATTGAATGTGCAATAAGTAGTTTCTGCAAACCAATATCCATTATGAGTATGATTTAACACATAACAGCTATTTAAAGTAATAGAAGTTTGCGGGTTACCTGTTCCATCCATAACTATGCCTCTTTTGGAGTACGCAGTTTGAACTTGTTCGAGCAAAGATACATAAGTTTGTAGCTTTAAACAGTCTTCATTAGCTACGTAGAATTGACATTGTCTCATTGTTAAATTTGGATAGGCTGTATCAGTACCTTTAAAGACATAATTACAATTCTTGGTCTTCGCATCTTTACCTCCCCAGATTGAAATATTCTCAAATTTTTTGTATGCCCCTCCGCCCTTTAATAAAATTGCAGAATCAATAGTAACTCCAGTACCTAAATCTACTTTAATTTCTGTTAAGTTAGCTTCGCCACGAATTGAAATAGGATTTAAATAAATACTTTCATCGTCTTTATTGATTACCAAACAAGCTGAGTTCGTAGGATCATAAGTTTTCCATCGATACCCACGAATTGGTTTCGGAACTACTAATTCACCACCCCCCTTACTACGTAAATAGTCGATGGCATTTTGAAATGCAGGTCGATCATCATACGATTCATCGCCTTTTGCCCCGAACATTTCAACTGTAATTTGTGAACAATCTACCCGTTGCCATCGTCCAATATTGATTCCAGGAACTTGAAAGATCGTTCCACCATTTGGCGTAGCAGTACTTGTTGCCTCCCAATAAAACTCGCCTCCACCTCTATATGGGTTTTGCTCAAGTGATTGATTCGGGGCATGATATCCCTTAACAAAAACAATATCCCCATTCTGTGGGTTTAAGTTATTAAGATCATTAATAGATTCAACATATGACATGTAGTTTCTCCGAAATTTATAAATAACAAAAAGCCCTGAGCTATTAAACATAGGGCTTTTTATACTTAAGGTATGTTATTAAAGTTTTGGCAAAACTTGCCAAGATAAGCCGTTCGTGTTTGCTATTCCATTGAAGGTTAAATCGATATCTACTAAGTAACGAGTACTACTAGCAGCTACCTCAAAAAAGATATCGAATTGTAAAATAGTTAAATTTTCAGTATTTCTTTTCACTATTGTTGCTGAAGTTAATGAACCATTCTTAATCACTTTAAGATGGTTATCCATATTTGTAGCATTATAGTCCATTGCAGAACTAATCAGCATTTGACCTGCCTTCTCATTGATATTGTTCCCGCTCTTATTTAATGGCAAGACGGTTAATATCGCAGCCATCATATTACCTTGTGCCAACCCTTCTGAAAGGGAACCGCAGAATAAGCCAAGCTTCTCAATATTAGGATCTAATAAGACTTTCCCTTTTCTATTTTTTACTCGAGAGTAAGTTATTCCATTAGCACTTAACGAATATCCCACCTCACCATTTTCACGACTATCCTGTCCGACAGAGAAGCTATTAAGTTTTAACCCTTTACTAGAAAGCTCTGTAATACGAGAAAAATTTCGATTTCCCATCTGAGGATTATTTAGAGTAACACCACTCCCATCTCCACTAACTAGAAAAATTTCCTTATCAGTACTTACCTTAAGATTATTAAAAATAATATTGCCAAATGGAACTTCAGGTTTCTTTATTAATCCTAAAAGATTTAAATCAGCAGAGGTTATGTAAATAGCATAATTCTCTACAACAACATTGGTAACACTGCTAGGAACCATTTCTGCGAAATCAAAAATATATTGGCCTTTTGGTCTTTCGCCACCCATTGCCTGTGCTGTAAGTCCAGCACAACGGCCAAATTTAAAAATAGCACCATCTGCTCCACAATCATCTGCAGCATGAGCACTTAAAAATGAATACGCATATGGGATGGATGGAATGCTAATTAAACCTTCCGCATCTGAAGAATATCCAATCATATAGGGACCTGAGCACTGGATAGCATAAGGGTTATTGACGTTTGTTGAAGTGCCATACATTACATATGGATACTTACATATACGAAAGACTTCATTATTGAATGAAGAGTTCCATGTATGTGAGGAACGCCCTATTAGCCAACCACGAAAAGAAATGGATTTAAAATTAATTTGCTCAGCGCCACCCGAGCCGATATAGACACCAAGTCCAGTCTGATTATTATTCTTATTTACTATTTGGAAATTTTCTAAATTAAAATCTCTAAAGAAGCTATTTGTTTTCGAGTAAAAACCCTTATTACAATTATCAAATTCTAAAAAAGATGCTTCCGTTCCATCCCCACTTATTGTTATACCGACAGTTTGACCTGTTTTAAATTGATCCAAATCAATTGGTGAAGTTAACTTAACTCTATTTGAAAAATGAACTTTCTTTAAAACCTTTAGAGTAGAGATAACTGCATTAGTGTCATCATTGACACCATCACATTGAGCTCCAAACCACTCAAAGTAACCTTCTTTTGAATCATACAAACGTGAGAAAGTTCCACTAACTACTGAAGATTTAATGATTGTCCCATTATTATCCACATCTGAAGATTCTTCTTTATATATAAATTTACCACCTCCCTTATTTGTACCTGCAGTATGAGCCTTTACCAAAACAATTTGGCCATTAATTCTTGGTATATAATTCCGAAGTAATTCAATTGACTCAACAACTTGAACATTCTTATCATTAATCTGCTTTTGATTTTCTGAATCATCAATTACATCTGTTGCATTTATTGTTGCCATTTTTCTCACCATTTATTTAGAAATTTTATAAGAAATAAAAAGGCCCTAATATTTCACTTAGAGCCTTTGTTTACTATTAATAATATGGAACTTTCCGAACAGTACCGTTGATGTTAATCGATAAATATCCTGCTGGTTGTGCAGGTAAGGGACTGGCTGTTCCAGACATAGCAGAAGTAGTTGAAACACCACCCAGCATTGGATTACCAGATTCATCTACTCCAATAAATCCAGAACCTGCTTGAAGCTTGACATAAGGATATGCAATTAGCATTGTTGGTGTATTTACATCTCCTGAACCACCACCTGTAGGTTTTGGAATTAAGCGTTGTATATCCCAAACAAATGCATCACCACCACTAATTTCTGCTGCACAAGAAATATATGCATTTGCAGACTGAAGAACATAAACATCATAAACATACCTATTGGTATATGTTTGTACGAAACGTACCTCTTGAATGCCTGCTCCATTTCCTACGTGATGCCAAGTGGCTTGTATATTTGCATATGTGGCATTTGAGTTGTTTTTGCATTGAGCAAATACTATTGTTTTACCTAGTGCAGAAGAAGCTGAAGGATTTCCTTGAGTATAGCTATTCGTCCCAAGGATCTCTAAACATAAAATTCCAGCCTCGCCTATAGCCGCAGTACCTAATTTGGTCCATGTAGATCCAGAAAATGAAGGAGTAATACGCTTGAAACGCTCAAATTCCTTTTGTAATTCAAAAACTCCAGCTACACGTGGAGTGAATAAGCTAGTCCCTTTATCAATATAAAGTAGGTCAGGCTGCGTAACATTAATCGTATCATTTGCAGTAAGTGCAAAATGGTACATTCTTAATAACCGTGTATTAGTGGCGGTTAATGGAGCACTATTATTCTCTGTATATAAATTAACTATTGTCCAAACACCATTATTGATATGCCCCATCGAAGTATTGAACTCAAAAATACAATCAATCATTGAAGATTGAGTACAGTAATCAGCATCAAATAACAATGTATTATTTTGGGCATAAACTTTTTCAAGTTGAATAGTCGTATTATTTTCCCACTTATCTTTTACAAACTTAAATACAATATTATTGCTGTTAGGAATAAATCCACTGATTTTTGAATCAATAAGATCTTTAGCAAAAATTAGATGGCCTGAAAAACCTGATGCTCGACAATTTAAAACATGAATCCATGCACCATTATTTTTACTATTCGTAAGTAAACAGATATTTAAATTATCTGTTTTAGTACCCGTTGATTGAAAATCAATATACGCAAGTTTTACTTTTTGAGTATTACACTTAATTCCTGCTCCACTTATACGAATAGTTGTTTTTAATGTTTGTGCAGAAATTGAGGGAACACCACGAAGACTTACAGCTTTACTTCCATAATCAACAGTACTAAATGTAAAGTCACCATCTGCAAAAATTGTAGTTTCATTATCTGAAGCATTAATTGCTGCCTGATAAGCAGCTGCATCATCCGAGCCATCAAATTTTGCACCAAACCAACTAAGGTATAACTCACCAAAACCTATTTGCCGCACCCATCCATTAAAAATAGTTCCACTATCATTTTGGGTAGATTTGGTTGAATCATAAATAAAGTGGCCACCACCACGGTTTTGTCCTGCATAGTATGATTTCAAGTATACAGTTTGACCATTTACAGGATTTTGTATGCTCAATAACTCACTAACACTTTCATATGCTTCCATTTCTTTCACCTTTTTAAAATAAACTTAACTTTTCTTTTTAAATCACTGGGTTTCAAATTAATAAATATTTACATCATTCAGTCTCCTTAAATATGAAATAAAAAGCACCCGACATGGATGCTCTAAGTTCTTTCAAAGTTTTAAAGGGTTTGTAAGATTTTTCCTCCATTAATTAGTTTAGTTGTGAGTGGTGCGACTCCGACAATTGCGGTACCACCAGCCCCCGGTTGTCCTTCAATCGTGCCATGATATCGCCAGTTCCATGTTCCATCATTTGTAGACTTAGTACCACGCTGTCCCCATCCACCACCATCACCCGATAATGGAGAACTATATCGATCGTTCTGAGTTCGATACCCTTTACCAGATACTGAGGCCTCAGCATCAGTGACTTTTACAACCATGAAACTGTCAATAAAGTACCACCGCCAGTCCTGGGTATCATTGTAGATAGGCTGTCCTGTCATAACCCTGCCAAACGGCGCCCCAGCCCCACCAGGAATGCCCTGCACTCCATAGCCGAGTTCAGTGTAAATACCGCTTGGTGTAGCCCCACCTCCAGAACCTCCACGAGCCAGTGTTCCTCCATCAATGATCAGGTTTAACTTACTGTGCCGGTTCATTAAACCCGGTGCACCCTGGAATCCATCACGGCGGGTTCTGGTAAATGTATAATTGGAATCACTAGATAATCCTCCATATGCTAGATGAGGGAGACCTCCATCACCACCACGCCCAACAACTGCGCCTTTGATTAGGAGATTCACAATTAGATCAGGTGGAAACATTCCTGTATCAATCGCTGGTAATTCAGATGCGGCAGGTACGATAAATTCTTTAGTTTCTGAGTTATTTGTATGCTTATAAACCATACGTGTTTCAGGCCGAAGTGAACTTGAGCTTGAAACCAATGCCCCTGCCTCAACCACAAAACTAATCTCACCTGTCGTTGGCAAATCACCCCTCTGCATTTGATATAAACGCGCAAGGTTAATATCTAACTGATCGTATCGAATGTAGATCGGTGAATCATCAACTGGTACGTCAATAAAGTCGTTGTCATTAAGGTAATAGCGCACATCGTAATTCACTGCAGTAATCGTATTCGAGAATTGATCAACCGGATCTTTTTTTGCGACAAGGTACGGCAAGGAACCTTTGGTATCATCATTAACTACGGTGTAGATGGTATTCACAAAATCATCAGAACTTAGCTTTAATGCAGCGTTTGGTAAGCGTCCTAGTACAACTTTGTTCTTGGCAGATCCAGCCGTAACTGGGATAAGATCTACGGTACCATCTCCCATTTGCAAATAAATCACGTAGCTCTTGCCAGCTATGAAATCGACATCGTGACTCAATGTAAGAATTAAGCCTTCTTGCTTTGTCACCTCACCACTTTGATGAATTCCATTTCGATAATCAGCTACAGCGATGCGATCACGTAAAACCAGTAATTCCGATTCTGGAGCTGCATCAAAGGTGATCGATTTGCGCTGAAAGCGAAGCTTGTTCCAAAGCCGGTACGCATTGAAATGCGCTTGCCACTTATTACGCACGCCTACCGATTTCACCTCTTTTGGATTCTTGGCTCCTTTATCCGGCAAGTAGATATTAATACGGCTATCATCGGACGGATCCGTGTACTCATAGATCAACCCATCGTAGTCATCCATTACACCAAAGGTCAGATCATGCTTATAACTATCAGGGATGATATTCCTGAAGTTAAACAGCAACACCGAGTTATCTGTTGGTCGTTCAAAATAGATCTTGAGCTTATTGTTTTGCCGGTATGCCGTACAAAAGACGGCATCACATAGGTTCGTCACAAGCTCTTCAAATGAAAGATTGGTATCATCAATAGTAGTACAGAACTCGGCCGCTAAAGGTGTGCCAAAATAATCAACAATATCGTTATAGGTACGATAGATGTTTTCTATATCAATTTCGTCGATCATACGGCGGCCGATCTTGTCATCTAGCGCCATCGACACCAATGCATCAGCAAAGCTTGACGTTGGAAATAACTCGGTCGTCATTGCTCCATTCTTATATGTTGGCAATATCCGCTGAAGATCAAAATTGATCTTGCGCGACTTAACTGCAAGCGCACCTGTAGTTGCATAAGTACGTGCACGAAAAACCGTTTCATATTCATATTTAGTGCTTTGCAGCGGGAATGCTCCGTAAAGTGCTTGCCACTTCACCTCATCAACAACAGTGGTGACTGCTGGAGTCGGAGTTAAACGGCGTGCACGTACGCTGCAGCGTCCTTGGAATGTGACCATATCCAGCGTTGCACCAATAGTCTGCCGTGACTTTGCTGAACCTTTCAGAATGATCTGTTTCAGCATTGGATTGCCAATGGCTGCACCCGATTCATTCACTGGTGTGACCTCAACTTCAATTGTCACGTTTACAGCTGATTGATTGCCGCCTGCTGATACCGTATAAAGCCCATTACTGGCTACAAAGTTAAAAATGACACGGTTACGTTCAATGTTATCCAGGATGAATGGACCAATCCATTTCTCACCAATCGATGCAAGCTTTGGAGATAAAGCACCTGTTTGCTGGTTACTGAGTTCTTTTAGCTTTAACCAGTTTGGATTAACTGCAGCAGGATTTGATAACGTCATACGATCATCAGCAACGGATAAGACGCTATAAGTACCGTTTAAATCGTATGTTTGCCCGTTATAGGTAAATGAAGCATTAGTGATTTCAACACGGTCATTGCTGACAAATTTAGTCGTTAAATCGGTATTGTTTGCAGCTGCTCGAAGGATCTCGTTTGGATAAGCAAAAATAAGATAATTAGTACCTTCTAGGCTTTGAGTATCTGCTGGACGTAATATCTGGCCATTCACTGAGTTTTGATGCTGAACACTTAAAGGTGGTGTGGTAATTTCGGTACCAATCGAAAAATAAGGTTGTCCTGAAACAATATCTACGCCTGGTCGGAAGACTTCTACTGATGCCCCGGCAATATCAACAATATTGGTTTCACCATCGTACGCGCCATTAATTTGATAGTGGCCACGACCAATACAGCCAACAATATGCTCAACTTCAACATTGTTTTCATAAACCTTGTAAGGCACAGCAATCAGATCAGGTGTATTCCATCCAGCACCATAGTTATCTGTAATACGACCATTTACCCTCATCTTATTTTCACGATTTGAAAGTTCGTTATTTGCAGATGAGGATTGGTTGTTATTCTGATTGGTTTGAGCAATTGACGGTGCGGGGATTAAAAATGCAACAGCCACACTTAAAACAATAGAAACGATTGCAGCAATGAGCGCTGGCATACCTTTCGGGTTTTCAATCACAATGAAAGTACCAGGTAAGAAATCTAGCTGTTTTAAGTCATGAGCATTCTTAGGTGTAACTTCATTGGCAAATGAAATTTCCGCATGATCCATATTGCTTGATGTATGAAAAATACGGACATGTTCAGGCATAGATTCATATTTGGAAGTTAACCATTGCCCTATTGTGTGAGCATGTTCCACTGTCTTTTCTTCAGACAAAGGATCCTGTTTATAAATAATCTTAATCATAGTAACTGACCCGACTAAACCCCATTGCTCTGATAACGTCTTCAGCTAAATAAGTGACTCCACCTTCCATTAAATGCAGTACACGGCCTAAACGAAAAAGCCCCACATGCGGGGGCTTATTTCTTTGTCTAGGATGGAAGGCGACAATACAGCCCTCCTTCGGCATGGGCAGCGGATTTAAAAGTTTCAATCTTGATGGTAGGAATGTAATTTTGCCCTTAGGTTGCATGAATAAATCCAAAGCTTCACGTCGATCTATTCCATATAGATCTAAAGCAGCTTCATGGGCAAAATGAACGCAGTTGTACTGCTCCTCGTTATATTGCTTATCAAGTAAATGATCATGACTATTCATACAGCCCCCTTCAGACCACTAAAGCGATCCAGTGCAAAAATATCTCCAGTCTTCGCAGTATTTAATCGTGGTGATTCAGCCTTGAATGTCACAGCTTTATGATTCATTGATATGCCTGAAAGTTTCAGTCCTAACAAATAATGGATTGGTGTATTCAAGTTGTCTGAACTATAGAGCCGATAATTTACGGTAGGCTTAACGTCTGAATATTGCCCTTCAATTACCCTTTCAAACTCATCCGGCAAGACATCACCAAGTCCTGAAATTGAAACAGTTAAGGTCTGGTCCAGATCACCCAACATTCCAGATCTTTGGATAGACATGGGTAGATATTCATAAAAGACTTGTCCTGATCCTTCTTTATGCTGGACATAGACACCCTGATCATTGTTGCGAACAACCCGATATATATTTAGAAAAGATGGATGTGATAACTCAATACACTCTAGTTGATAGATATCGACTTTGCGATTGAGAAAGAACTTGGCATATTCGTTATCCATTAGACCTCCCAATCTTTAATCAATACTGCATCAGCTGTAAGGTTTGGCTGATTCTGAATAACTTCTAACTGGGCAGTTACACGGTAAAGATTTCCATTTACTTCGTTGGTCTTAAACGAGTTCGGAATAAAGTTACATTGGTATTGCTGGCGTGCTCCCTGGTCAATGACCAGATCCGCATAAAACGAGGCTGGCTTGTTTTGGTAAACACGCCAGAAAGCCATCATCTTATTGAAATCGGTTTTACTTAAATTCCAGTTCACATCGACAATATGGCTATTACGTTTGACATCGATGTAATAGCGTCCACGTCCTCCATCCATTTGCTGACGCTTTACATCATCACCCGGTGTTACGCCATAGCCATTTGTTTGAGGATTTAGCTTTAACTTGTACATAACTTTCCTTCAGGTAATAAAAAACCACCTCGAAAGGTGGTCTTAATAATTAACGATTTCGCCTTACGGTCGTATTCTCAGTCAATGACCGACTAATAGTTGAGTTCGGATTTTTAATATCCTCACTTACCAGTTTCGGTACCGCTCTTGGAAGCTGCTTATCCAGTTCATCTTTAACAATGATCCGCACTGTTTTCTCATCCAGTTGTTCAGCTTCAACAGTTGCCCCTTTTACCTGATTAACTACTTCAATCTTGAAATTGATAGTCGGTGAAGCAGGTTCGATTGAAGGCATAATCTCAGCTTGAGGACGTGAAGTTTGCCCTAAGGTAAAGTCCTGCACATCATCAATATTTGAACGATCCTGAACTAAACCATTTGAAGAGAAGTAAACTTTTCCGTCATGATAAAGATCGGACATTGCTGAATTAGAATATTTAGCAGCATTTGTATTGCCTTTATAAATAATCTGGCCATCCTGAACTGGTTGATTAAAGATGTCAGATTGCTTTTGACTTTCCATAAGGGCATTAGAGCTCATCATTGCTCGGTTCAAGACATTTTTAGCGGATGCATTGTTGCTGAGGAAAGCTTCAGGGTTTGCACTCTTACGCATTTTCTCAACTAAGCCCACACCGCCCCATCGTTTAATGTCTTCTTGAGACCATACGATTTCACCTTTGTGTACAGCTCCCGCAACTTCATATTTGCCACCTCGCCCAGTAAAACCACCCTCAGCAAAGCCTTGATCTTTAATTGCCCGAATATTTGCAATAATGCTGGCACCTTGTGCAACGGCCCCAGCTATTAAAGGTAAGTTATATGGAAAACCGACTTTCGCAGCTGCTGCGATATTTTGCTGAATAGCAATACCTGCAGCTGCAATTGCATAAGCCTTATCCGCCGCAAACATGAGCTTATAGGCTTTGGATTGTTCACCAAACATAGAGCCGAACATTGATGTGACTGAACCCATCATTTGCCCACCAAGAGCAATCTGTGCGTTTAATCTATCTTGATGATACTTGTCTTCAATGTCCTTAGTGTTCTGGGCATATTCATTGTAAATTTGACTTCTTTGCTCTTGAGCAGCTTGAATAATGGCAGTCTTCTGATTTTCAAAATCCTGTTGCTGAATTAATCCAGCTTCCATCTGTGCATTCAGATTGTCTAAACTATTTTGTTCATTAAGATCAGTGGCAGCATATTGACTATCTGCAAGATCATTGGCAGCACCTAAACGGCTAAACCGTTCCTGATCCTGTCTAAAGAACTCACTGGTACCATTCATGTCAGCCTGAATACCACCCCAGTTTTGAACAGCGTTATTCACCTTATCGCGTGTCTCTTTGTCCTGAGTTGCCTTAGATAGTGCGATTAGTTTTTGACGCTCTTCAATGGAAAGCTTAGTATTTTTAAGAATCTCCTCTCTTTCCAGTCTATAACGTTCCTGCATGGCTTGGGTTTCTGTCAATAAAGCTTGTTTAGCTTGAAATAAACGCTGCTCTTGAGCCAATTTTACTAATGCAATCTCTTGTCTTAATTGTTGAGCCAAAATATCAATAGCTTCTTTTCGCTGTTCTTTAGTCAACTCTAGATCATGCTCAGCATCAAACTGCCGTTTTGCAAAACTGTCTTTTAAAAGCTGCTCTTCCGACTTGGTGAAATCACGGAATGAATCAAGCTTAGTCTTTGTAGCTTGCTCAGCAATAGCAATATCATTATCTGCACGTGCTTGAAGTTCTGCTTTAATTTCGGCCTTGCGTTCCGGGCTAAAGTTAGCTTTATCAACATCCTCAAGCTTTTTGGCCAGATCATTCCTAATCTTTGTTACTTGATTAGCAACCTCATTCTCTAATTGAAGACGAAGTTTTGCCTGCTCCTCGGCCATTTTAGTTGTATCTTGAATAAGCTTACCAAACTCTTTTGATGAGATATCACCAGCAGAATAGCCATTAATACCAGCCATATAACTTTGATAATCTTTCCAGTATTGATTATTATTTTTACCAATACCTTTACCCTTCATTACATTGCCTTCACCTGCATGGTATGCACGTACAGCCTTCTCTAAATCGCCTTTAAAAAGTTTCAAAAGATAAGACATGTACTTAGCAGCACCTTCAGCAGACTGCGCTAAATCAGTGCGGTCTTTTACGCCATATTGCTTGGCAGTGCCTTCGAGAAACTGGAATCCACCAGTAGCCCCAGTTTCTTTATTATAGGCTTTTGCATTACCTCGAGATTCGATCATATGAATCGCGGATAATGTTCCTGATGGAAGTTTATATTTAGACTCCAGATCTGCAAATCCGAATTTTGAAGCATTTGCTAGGACTTTCGCATTAACACTCAGTACTTTTTGCTGATTTTTAAGCTCCTTGTTTTGCTCACGTATAGAATCAGTTCTAGCATCTGTGATGGCTTTGATTGATTCTTCTGCTTTCCAGCTATCCGTTAATGATTTCATAGCCTCTTGGTCTGCTGCCTTAAGACCCTTGGCTAATGAATCTTTATAAAGCTTCAGTAAGTCATTAGCCTGAGACTCAGAAAAACCCTTTTTCATTACTATCTCGACAAATTGCGTATCCCACAATTTATCTGCATACATTTTCTGTAAGGACTTTTGCGCCTCATCTGCAGCCTGTTTTGTATTCTTGATAGCATCAGCATGCTTCTGCTGCTCAATTGCTGCATTTTGTGCTCTGTTACCCGTTAAGGTAACTTCGATACCAAACAATTTAATGGCTGTTTTGGTCTTATCTGCCTTTTCATAAGCCTCATTATATTTGTCGATTTGGTCCTTTAATGCATCCCTTAAACTTGGAGGTAACTTCTGTTTAGCAAGTTGCTCCAAAGCTTCCTTGTAATTAATTGTGCCTAGTCGCGCTTCATTTGAAATCCGAGTAAATTCAACATTTCCCTTACCATAGTTCTGGATATCAATTAACGCAGAACCTACAGCCATTTCTGTTTTTTTCAGCTCCTCATTGTGAGCTTTAAAGGCTGCTGTTAAGTCGTTAATAGCTTTGTTTTTGGCTTCACCTTTTAAGCCTTTTAGTTCCTCAGCAGTACGGTTAGCCACTTCGGCTTGTTCGGCAAGTGTTCTATTCGCTTCTTCTGCCTTACCTTTAAAATAAGTATATGTTGCAGCCAGAGCGGATACACCTAAAGTAATTGCTCCAATTGGGCCACCTATAAGACCTAAAGCACGACTGCCAATACTGCCAACTAAAGAAGAGGCTGCTGAGAGTTTTGTTTGGGCAGCGGTTTGTGCATTTGTAGCAGCAGTTACTGCGGCTTGTGCCTGTGCATATCGAGTAGCCGCTGCAGTAGCGCCAAATTTGGCTTGGGTTTCTGCATTTGTAGCTCGGACATTCACAAGGTGCGCTTTGGCTGCATTCAAAGTAGCTGTAGCTTCTGCAAATTCTGCTTGAGCGTTTAATATAGATGCTTGGCGACTCGCTAATATTGATGCCATTCCCTCTTTAACTGCTGTGCTCTTCATCAAAATTGCACGTGTGATATAACCTATACCAACAACCAATGCACCATCCGCAATTAAATCCAGATTTCCAGCCAGAGTCTGTACGGATCCTGCTAAAACCTGTGCAGCACCACTACCTTTACCAGCCTCACCCATAAATTTAGTGATTTCGTTATTTAAAAGTGTGAGTGATTGACCAATAGTTATATCGGTTTTAGCAAACAGCGCATCCACATCATCTTGGACATTTTTAAGGGCTTTAACGATTTCTTTTGAAGTAATCTTTCCTTCTGCTGCTACTGAACGTAATTGGCCGACGGTAATACCCATACCCTGTGCGATTGCTTTAGCTAATGCTGGGGTTTGCTCCATTACAGAGTTAAGTTCTTCACCCCGCAATGTTCCACTTGCCAAGGCTTGACCAAACTGCACTAATGCGGCATCGGCAGCCGCTGCACTTGCGCCACTAATTGCTACAGCTTTCGACACAGTCTCTGTCAAACGAGCTGTATCATCCATGGTCAAGTTTAGTGTCTTCGCATTATCACTAAAGCGCTGGTAAACCTGTAAGACAGAATCCCAAGCAGAATAGGTTTTTTGAGCAATTCGGAATGTATCTTCTGTTGCTTTATTCAGCTCAACCTGACCATTTGTAACTAACTTAAGCCGGTTCTGAAGCCCTGTGTAAGTATCCATTTTAGAGATGGCTGCACCTACAGTAACCAAACCTGCCATATATCCAGCTAGTGCACGTGTGGCTACTGATAAGCCATCCATAGATTTTGATGCATGATCACCTTTGCGCTCAATGCTATCGAGTTCATTGCCTAGATTACGCGCATTACGTTCAGCATTTTGCGAATCAATAACAATAACCAGACGGGATTCTTGTGCCATTTTTTACTTTCCTCTAGGCAATAAAAAACCCGCTTACGCGAGTTAGGGAATTAATAATCTAAAAGCACTTTTTAAAACCTAACACTAATTATAGAATTCGATATAAATAGATATTTATATTTTTTAGATATTTGAAGTGAACAATATTATGAAATTTAGCTTTAATATAGATACTGCAATACTAATTACTCTTACTACTTCATTCTTATTTTGGTGTGGCTATTGGTATAATTACGGATATTCAGATTATTTTGGTATTTCAATAAGTTTTTTTGAAATGACCATTCCAATGACTTTAATAGATGGACTTATTGTTGGTATTGATAAATTTTTGTACTTTATAGTGTTTATAATTTTTGTTGCTTTTCTATCTGGTTTTACTAGTAGAGATGCAAGTTATGCTATCAATTGCATGACAACAGCAATTGTAGCTGCAATTATTTTTCTTTTATACCCAATCTTTCATGGTAAAAGAAGAGTTAAATATAAGTATCTTTCTTCCCATCCCCGCCACCCCCTTTTAATCAAAAAAAAGGAACATACTACTGAAACAAGTAAATTTAGATTATCTAAAACAAAACCCTATTTATTCACACAAAATTTTTTATATAAAAACAAAATGAGTTTCTCTCAAATTAAAAATACTATTTATGGCGACGACAATAGAGAGCTTGGCTCTTATATTGTACTAAGATTAGGAATATATTATTTTTTCCTAATTGGTATTGTTTTAATTATTTTATCAATGTTTCGTGTAGGTATGAATCTACAGAAAACTGGATTTCAAGATGCTGAAAATAACTTTAAGAGAAGTTTCGATCCTCAACTCAATATTGCCAAGACAAGTTTTAATTATTTTCCAAAAATTGATGAAAAAGAAAGTAACGTTAAGGATACATTTCGATTAACTAATATCTGTAATAAAGAAGCATGTATAGCGGTTAACAAAGAACAAACTACAAAATTAGTTAAATTAGAAGATATTCAAATTATTAATCAAGAAGATAAAGAGAGTAAATTAAAATAACCTTATTTAATAAGGTCTTAAAGATGGGATTAAGATATTTACCATCTTTAAGATCTTAAAATTTAACTCTCAAATTTTATGTACTCTTTTATGTAGCTCAGTCACAAAAAGATTATCCAAAGCAAAAATACAGTCATTAAAGATATGAGCATCAACAGGCAAATCATTATGCTCAGCATAGACATTGATAGCCTGCTGATCTAAACATAGCGGAATGCCCTGCTCATATCGTCTAGATCTGATAATCGTGCTAAAAGCCGCAAGAATTGAATCAGCTGCATAAGAATATTCTGGTGGATCTGGGATATGTCCACCTAAGAATTTGATTTGTTCGATTTCGTGCGGCGTTTTCGACGCATACGATTTTTGGTATTTGTAGAGCTCGATGACTTTCCCAGAATTAAAGCCTTTTCTTTATCAGCTTCTTCCTGGATCTTTTGTGCTTGTTCTTTCACGAATAACCAGATTGAAATACCAATGTCGCCCATATTCAGTAATTTTGAAGCATTCTCTGGTGTATAAGGCATTTCAGTTTCTACAGTCTTTCCATCAACAACTTGTGCAAATACCACACCTTTCCAGTCCTCAATTAAGTGAGCTGCGCAAGCATCCATCAAAAGCTCATGGTATAGCTTTGCCGATGGATCGTTCGCCATCACGTCATAACCTTTAGATGAGATTTGATTACCTGCACGCTCAATGGCTACCTGAAAAGGCTTATATGCGATACCACGGACTTTAAACTCTGCCTGCACTTGACCATCTATGCCTTTAAACTCACACCATTTAGACACTTCTGAGCTTTGAATAATTCCGACTTTTAAAGCCATACCTACCTCTAAAATTTAAGAAATAAAAAGCCCATGGAACTACATAGGCTTTAAGGTTAATCAATTTGGATTACACAAGAGCACGCACAATCGTTGGAGTTGTGCGGACTTGGGCAAAGTTGATGTCTATAGTGATAATGTCATCTCCACCACCATCCGGGTGGTTCGCTTCCTTAACCTCAAGTTGCGGGAAGTTAAATGAGTACTTACTTCCCTTGCTATCGGTAATATCAAAGGACAACGTGAATACATCACGAGTCTTGATTGCATCAATCCAAGCTGCCGATGTTGCTGAGAACATGAAATTGGCATTTACACCAATATCCATCATTTTTTCTAAGTAGAACTCAGGCGTGTACTTACCTGAACCGATACAACGGATCGCTTCCAGATTATTACTAAAGTTGATGGTGAGCGTCTGCAGACAAGCTTTACCCTGAATTGATTGGCCATTAATA